CACTAGGATCTGCGCCTGATGCACCTGTTCCTCCTCGCCGTACTGTAAGAACATCATCCACTCGCCCAGCGTATGCTCGTCCAACCAGTAGTTCGGGCTCGTCCCTCCGTAGATCACGCACAGTTTCGCCAGGATGCGGCCAAGCTCTATGCGCTTGAGTTGGCCGCTTGAGGTTCCCCCTTTCGCCCTTTCGTGATCGGCTCCAGGCAGTAGCGGATGAACGCCTGAAGCTGATTGAGGTCAGCGTGTTCGAGAAGCCAGTCCGCCGTGATCTCCGCGTCGCGCGTCTGTGCGATCCTCGCGACGATCTGGATGGAGTGCTCGATCTTCTCCAGATTCGTCAGGGAGTCTTGCTCGTCGGAGAACTTCGCGGCATCCAGTAGGACGCGGGCGGGGATCGTCGTCACGTCAATCAGGCGACCCCCTAGCCGCACCTGTCGCTTCTCCGGGGCCAACCTGTCGAGGTCAACGCCCTTCGGCCCTAGACTCAGCTCCTTGTCCTTCTCGGCCATGCTTCCTCCTCACCTGGCCTTACGCAGTATCTTGCGAATCGACGACCTCGAAGAGCTGCCCGCCCGCTGCCAAGGTTGTGTCACACGTTCCCACCATCTTGATCGGGCAGACCGCCGGATCTTCTGCGTCGTCCGCCGGGAAGTTGATCGTGATTCCACCGTCGGGCGTCGAGTTGTAGACGGTGATGACGAAGGTCTTTCCGGCGGCGTTAGTATTGGTGAACCGGCAGACGCGCGCCGTGAACTGCGTCAAGCCACCGCCCTTGAGGGTCTTTCCTGTCGAAGGGGTATAGGTGTAGTTCGCGTGAACGACTTGGCCCGAGGTGATGCCGCCGCGCACGATGGTGATGGAGGCCGCTGCGCCTTCGGTCGTGATGGTTTCCGATACGACAATCTTGGCATCGGTCGCCGAGACAACCGTGAAGGTGCCATTATCCGCCGGAGCCGTGAAGCCGGTAACGTAGATGTGATCTCCCGGCGCAAGGATCGTTGCGAAGTCAGAAGATGCATCATTGAACGAGCTATCCACGTTCTCCGCCGAGATGTCCGTCTGCGCGGTGACGATTGCCGCCGGGTATGCGCGAGTCAATTCCGTGTTGCCATTGGATGCGACGTTCACAACGTAATCGCAGTCACGGACGTAGGTTGTCGTGTTCGACTGATCCTTGACCGAGATGGACGCGACTTCGGTCCCGGCACCGTTCTTATGTGCAAGCGCCGCTTCGGTCGTGCCCGTCAGTGTCACGTCTTCATTCGTAACCAGCACCGGAGCGCCCGCCGATGTTCCAGCCGTCAGAACGCCCGTGTAGAAACTGCCGAGGTTCGTGGCGTTGATCTCCATGAGGTCGCCGCCGAGAGCTGCGCGCTCGTTGATGACGCCCTCTTTGATTACGCCCGCATTGTCCGACTTGACCTCGATCTTGTCGAACGTGTACTCGAATGCCCCGTTCCGAATCGCGCCGACGTCCACGAGGGTTCCTGCAGTCGCCCCCATCTCGAACTTGGCCGACCCGAAACGGATGGTCTCCGCGTGTTGTACCGCTGTCTGAGACATATCTAGCTCTCCTTGTACGTCACTTGAAAGTCCACAGGGACCGTGTACCGCCCGGTGACGGGATCGACCAGCTCAAGATCTCCTTGTACGCTTGCGTAGACCACCGTCAAACCGCTCGATGTTCCCTTCTTCCGATCTGCCGCCGTCTTCAAGGCGTCCGCGACCGCCCGCGCTGACGTGTAGGTATCTCCCCAAGCTGTCACTTGAATCCGCACCGTGGCGAATGGGATCTCGTCCGGGCGGCGATAGCTCACGCGGCGATACGTGCAGGCTGGTAGCGTTGGCGTCTGCGGCAAGGCGTGGGGATAGATCCGCGTGCCGACGAGTCCCGCTAGCGCTGGATCGGCAATCATCCACGCTCTCAGTGCCGTCTCAGGCGTCGGCATCATCCACCCGCCTTCTTGATGACTTGCTCCAGCGCCCGCTTGAAATCCTCGTTGACCTTGTTGTGGTTCTCGTCAAGCGCCGGTCGCATGTACGGCGAGTATCCGTAGAGGTGTTCATACGGTAGAAACTCCTGCGCGGCAGCGTAGACCACATTCGTCGCCACGTATGCCGTCGCCCGCCCTTCGGCCCCGAGGTCTTGTTTGAGGCCGTCCACGGTCTGTTCTATGAGACCACCTTTAGTCTGAGTGATCGGCCCCGACGAGCCGCCCGGATCGGTGCCAACCCCTGGCGTGATGGATCGTGCGAGATTGCCCGTCTTGCGAGGCGCTCGCCGCTTGGCATCCGAGGCCACGGTCCAGGCCGACGCCATGAGCGCCGCCGCTACCGCTTGCTCGGAATCCACCTTGAGCTGATCAAGCTTCTTCAGCAACTCGGGAATCCCCTTGACGGTCACTCCGGCGATGGGTTGGGGCATCACGTCACCTTCATCAGCAGCAAGTGCGTCGCCATTCCGTGGCTCGCCGTCTGTACAAGCACGATGTCATACGCGATAGCGCCCACTTCGGCCCGCATCTTCTCGGTGATGTCCGGGTGACTCGACGCGAGCGATAGCGTGAAGTCTGCCTCGACGTAGACCTGATCCGAAACCTTGACCTCGCGGCCCGTTGTCGCAGCAAGCGCGCAGGGAAGATCGACATGTCCGGCGAAGTTCGCCCAGGTAGTCGTGATCTCCCCCGTGTTCGGATCTTGCGTCTCCGTCCCGTTCTTGATCGTGCAGAGACTCGGATAGAAGTCGGCGAGGCGCGTCATCATGTCGGTGTGAAACAAAGGCCGCGTCACACGTCCTCCACCATCTTCTTCCAATACTGCTCGTCATCGTGAACAGGTCCCAGCCCCATCTCCGCTACATCGAATCCAGCATCGCCGCCAGATCCTCCCGCAGCCACAATCGCGTCAGCCCGCGCCCTGAGACTCGCCGCGTGATCCCGCAGCGACTTGGCGACGGCGGGGCCATCCGTACTCACATCCAGCAGGGTCACTCGTTTTTCTACCATCGCCTCATTCGAGGCCCAGGTGTCGAGCGCCTCCGCTGCTGCATACATGATGACTTCGGGCAGCCCCGTCACTCCGCCGTACAGATCCAGGTATGCGTCAATCTCGGCATCCTGGAAGAACTGATTCGCGACCGTGACCGTATCCGTGTCACGAATGAGCAAGCGGCACTTCCCGCGATCCGTTGCCAGGTCATAGGTGAAGGCCATGCCTACTCCTTCTCATCCTTCTTGTGCGCCTTCATGTGAGCCCGGAGAGCGCGAGCGTTTCCGTTGAAGTCTCGCCCGCACTCCCCGCAAACCGTCTCACTTGGCACTCCATTGCCGGGGAGCTTCGATTCGATCGTCTTCACGCGCTGATTCAACTCCTTCAGCTCGCAGAGCATCGCGGCCATGAACTCCTGATCCCGCGTGATCGCTCGTGGGCTCTTCGGCATCATCACCTCTAGACGTGAACCTGCGCATACGTAAGTCTCGGGTCCAACTGCACGCCAGCTCCGCAGAGTCTCACACGATAGAACACGTTATCCGTAGCGAAGTCTCCGTCAAACGGTGAGATCATCCCACCGGCAGGCGTGACCTTGTCCGACGCCTTCATGCAGATTTCCGGCGTCTCGTGGCCGCGCAGCCGGTCGTACTCGATCGCGTAGCCCTGCGAGGTTTCAGCGAACAGATACCAGGTGCCGTTGTCGTTGCCCGTGGCGTCAACAACCGGCAGCCAGGGGTCGATATGGAGCTTGAGACCGATCTGCGAGACGACGTTGTTGGTAGGGTACGGAAGAGGTCCGCCCGCGCCGCCCAACTCCACCCACATCTTCGTGGACGAGGTGACGATCTGGCGCGCGGTGAACTCAAGACCCGGCGGAACAACAAGATGCGCAGCGCGAATCCCGATCGGGTCGCCGTTCGCATCCGTCTGTCGGGCCATCAGCTCAATCGTCGTCTCAAGGTTCGGAATCGTGAGCGCCAGGACGCCCTGGTTCGTCACGTTCGCGCCATCGGGGGCAACGATCGGAGTGCCGTACAGCGCAGCGTTCGGACCCGCAGCGGATGAGTAGAGCGAGGTGACGTTGAACGACTCCGTGTTGCGAGCCGCGTCCGCGTACCGTTGCGCTACGTCCGAGAAGGCCCCGAGGCCGTCGTTGATGAGGGCTTCCCACGAGATGTCGAACTGGTTGCCGTACTTGACGAGTTGAACCGTCCGGCGTCCGAATGCGGGCTTCGTCGAAACGAGATACTCGCCCTTCTGCCCAACCGTGGCAAGCCGCCCGGTCAAGCCGCTCAGGCTGTACCGCTCGTGAATGTTGAAGTTCGGAAGCGTTCCGACCTTCGTCCAGGCCGTCCAATCCACTGCTCCGAACTTGTACCGGGCGAGAAGTTCCCGCTCGATCACCGTTCCGAACAGATACGGGAAGTCGGAAGTCGTGATGGCTTCCTTCAAGAGGTACTCGTGTCGATGCTGAGGAAGGCGGTCGGCGTTGGTGATGAGGCGCATCGCACCGGCCAACTGGGCTTCGCTGAACTGCCCACGGTTGACCGGCGAGAATCCTTCTACCTGCGCCGCCACGTCCTCCATGAATGTTGCCGTTGAGGAAAGGGGCATAATCTCACTCCTTGGTCGTTTCAGTCTTGGCGAGTGCATCCGCTTGCTGATCGAGAAGGGCGAGCAGGGCATCCATCGTTGACAGTGCGCCTGCATAGAAATTCGCGTTGGCGACTGCCTGATTCTGCCCTTGCTCGTACTCTGCGCGCTTCGCTAGAAGCACAGCCCGATTCAGCGTCGGCTCTTGCTCGCTGTGTTTCGTTTCCTCGTTCATCCGTCTCCTAGGCCGCGTAGAGCTGAATCCAATACTGCGAGCCGGCGACCATGACGGAGATAGCCGCCGTCTTTCCGCCGCCCGTCTTGTCCGCCGCTGCGCCGCCGCAGGTCGTGGCCGCTTCGAGCTCAAGCAAGCACTCCTTCGTGCCAGCCGTACCC